CCCTAAGGGCCTCCCAGTGCTGTGGGCAACTGCGCGCTGTCTATGCTACCCAGCATAGATCACTAGTAAGGCCTCTGGCCTTACTCGTCCGTAAGAGGAGAAGTCATGCCTGTCGAAACATGGTCGAGGTCGTTCTTTGACGCACCGCTGACGTATTCTTTTCAGCAGTTCGGCTTGGCGCCTCGCGTGTTTCCTGTTACAGGCGGTCTGCATGGGGTCACCACGACGGAGTCCGTCACTAGTTATCGTACTCATCATATGAGTGCGAGTGAGGACATGACCGGGCCCAATGCGGACATCGTAGGAGGCACGTCGGGAAATCAACTTGATTTCTATCGACGTCTTAGGAACGACCAGAAGAATGTCAGCGCCGATACAGGACACGACTTCTTTAATCAGAAGTCTATCCTGGAATTCACCGGCACTTACATGACTCTGATCAATCCTAGGGGCCCGTACATCTATCGGGGTTACGTGAACCCCGGATGGGCGGGCGGCTGGGATGCCTATCCTGATCCAGAATCACCATCGCCGTCGCAGATTGCGACGGACGGGGGAAATGGTTTCAGGCAGGGATCTCCTACGAAGAAGGAGGGTCACTTACTACAGGCGATTCTGGAGCTGAGGCAAGATTTTCCTCATATCTTCGGATCGACCGTGCTGAAGCATGGTTTCACTCCCCACTCTGTGGGCGATGAATACCTGAATGCTCAGTTCGGTGTATTTCCCACTCTTAGGGACATACACTCTGTAGCACGAAGCATCAAGCAGATAAGTAAGTCTGCGGGTCGCTTCGCCGCCGCATCCGGAACGATTAACCGGAGGCGGGTGAACCTCTATGACAGAGAATCCTTACATAGTCCGATCCCCATGGCTCCACCATCGTCCATGATTGGACCGGTGGATGGACAGCCGATGGATGACCTGTTCTATGATAGGAACCTCTGGAAGGCGTTTGTGTACGACCAACGTCGTCACAAATCATGGTTCGTAGGTGGGTACTCATACCACGTTTCCGAGGCGCACAACTTCCTCGGAAATATTGGCAAGTACCTCGAGCTCGCTGATCACGCGCTCGGTCTTGATTATGATATCAAGACTGCCTACGACCTCGCCCCCTTCTCCTGGCTGTTCGACTGGTTCACAGATTTCGGCTCTTTTGTTCAGAGCGTGAATCTGCTTTCCAGCGACAACCTGGTCCTGCAGTATGGATACGTCATGCATGAAGATATTGCTACGCGTATCCGAGAGGTACAGACTCCCATCCGTTCGGACATGATCGCCGAGGGATGGAAGGTTCCATCTGTAGCCCTCTCCACCGCTACGATTCATACGAAGCGGCGTACTGCGACAGGACCCTACGGGTTCGGGCAAACTTCTGGTTTTAGTAACCAGCAGTATGCCATCCTGGGTGCTCTTGGCATGACCAAGGCTCCGGGTATCCTGAAGTAAGATCTACTTCGGGAACCAGATTGCACATCCCGTGCAGTCTTCAACAACAACTGCAAGGGACGTTGTCATGTCATTCGCTGACCCTACTCTCACCATCTCGGGCACCGCCGTTACGCTTGCGCGTACTGGTAGTGGTATCGGTCAGGGAACTTTTAGTTCCTCTGACGGTACTGTCCGGATGAGCGTTTCCAATCAAAATGGGAAGCGCTTTCGCCGGATTGTCCGAGTTGACTCCTCGAAGGTTTCTGCCGATCCGCTTATCCCGACACAGAATGTCCGCAACTCCATGAGTGTTTACATGGTTGTGGACGTGCCTGTGAACGGGTACACGGTTACCGAGCAGAAGGCTCTCGTGGACGCCTTTACGGCATACCTGACAGCCTCTTCGGGAGCGAGGGTCACCCAGTTGCTGGGTGGGGAGAACTGAGAGTCCTCCCCTAGAGCGAGCGTTCCGGGACTTGTCCCGGAATGGAACGGACATGGCTGAGGAAGCCCACCCCCATAGGAATGGAGGGGACTTGAAAAGCCTGATCGCGTTCCTGCAGTGTGTGCTCGAAGATTTGGGCACACGATGCCGCACAAGCACCACTCGTGACTTCAAAACAGTCACGAGGCGGATCGAACATGAGGGGATCTCGTTTCTAACGATATCCCTCACGAACTTCGGTTCAGACTTTGACAAATGTCTGGACCAAGGGTTCGTCGGTCACGACCACTTCGCTGGTTTCCAGCGTCGTGGCGGTCTCCCCCAGTTTCTCGGAGGTTTCCTTGACCTTGTGTTCGACCGCTTCAGTGGTCGGTTGCTCGATGATCCTAGCCATTCTGCGATCTATGCCATCCGTCAATTTACATTGATGTTTGGCAAGATCCAGTTGGATTGCTCATCCGAAAGGAATGATGCAGCCCTGGCGAAGTACATCGAGTGTGAGAAGGATGTCCGTGCGACCGATTTAACGCTCCTGGGTCCTGAAGCTGATCGTTTCAGTGACTTCGGACGCGTCGGTCGTTTGCTCTGGTCGGAATTTTTCACGGCAGTAGATACGAGTATCTACAACAATGCCGTACGACCGAAGCATGGGCCTGGTTCCACTGCAGATAAGCTTCGCGGCAACGCGAAGTACAACAATCTGACGTGGACCGTTCGGTTGGATAAGGTCTTCCCTCACTGGGAAAATCTGATTCCAAGCGAACACCCCTCCTGGTTGGAGCGGGTAGACGTTGCGGACATCCTCGAACCTGGGAATGAGATCCCCGTAAAGGTGATCTTGGTCCCTAAGACGTTGAAGACCCCACGTATCATTGCCGTTGAGCCCACTTGCATGCAGTACATGCAGCAAGGGATTCTCGCGGTGATGATGGAGCAGATTCCACGCTTTGACCAAACGCGGAATCTCGTAATGTTCGAATCTCAAAAGCCAAACCAATGGCTGGCGAGAGAGGGCTCCGTTACCGGATCCCTCGCCACACTCGATCTGAGTGAAGCTTCGGACAGGGTCTCCAATGAGCATGTACGTCTCCTATTGAGTAACCACCCCCACCTTCGGGAGGCGGTGGACGCCACTAGGAGTCGGAAGGCTCACGTGCCTGGCTATCATTCGAAACCTTCTCAGGTTATCGAACTTGCCAAGTTCGCGTCGATGGGTTCAGCTCTCTGCTTTCCCTTCGAATCTCTCGTCTTCATGACGGTGATATTCCTAGCGATTGAACGGGAGCTCAACCGCCCACTGACCCGTGGAGATGTTGAATCTTTCTACGGGCGAGTGCGCGTCTATGGGGATGATATTATTGTCCCCACAGACTATGTGCATACTGTGCGAAGGGAGCTTGAAGCTTTCGGCTTCAAGGTCAACACCCGCAAATCCTTCTGGACTGGGAAGTTCAGAGAGAGCTGCGGTGCTGAGTACTACGATGGCTCTGATGTTTCTTTAGTCAGAGTTCGTAGTATGCTTCCCGACCACAGGCTGCAAACTGAGCGGATTGTTTCCACCGTCTCACTTCGGAACCACTTGTTTCATCGTGGTTTCGATAAGGCGGTGGACTTTCTGGATACCCGCATCAAACGGTTCATACCGTTTCCTGCGGTTGGGTGGTACCTCAAGGATGGGGTACCTGTATCAGAGAGTCCGCTCTTGGGCCGTCATACTCATGAGCCGCTTTGCCAGGCGACTAGAGTTGACAAGCATCTGCAGATCCCCTTGGTTAAGGGAGCTGTAGTGCAACCGAAGCTTCCAAGATCAAAATTGGATGACTACGGGGCCTTGATGAAGTTCTTCTTGTCGAACCGATCTCGGGATCTTTTGAACCCCGACGTTGTAGACAAGGAGCACCTCGAGTTTGCAGGACGACCCTTAGCCGTCAGCATCAAGCTAAG